CAAGGGGGCTAAACACCCCCAATTATAAACTAACAATAAAAACTAAACAACATGAACACAATCAACATCACAAAAAAAGTTTCAACACTTACAACTTGGCAAATCGAAAAATCAAAGGAGCGCATCGAATATGAATCAGACAACGCTACATTCTACGTTTGGAATGCAGATAACGAAATAACTGCATCAATAGACCTTGCAGATGCATTCTGGACTATGCAGCTATGCGATCTTGCAGTAAGCAATGACAAGCACGAAATTCAATTGAGTGGCAACAATTACATTTCGCACACCTCTTTTCTATCAATGGTATTAACCGAATTTTTACACAAAAACAAATAAACAAACAATTATGACAATCAAAGGCACGATTAAGCGCATTGGCGCAACGCAAACAGTTAGTGATGGAAAGTTTTCCAAACGTGAATTAGTACTGACCACAACAGACCAGTATCCGCAAATCGTATCTATCGAATTGCAACAGAAGTCCTGCTCACTTGCGGATTCATTGACAGTTGGTCAGGACATTGAAGCGCACATTAACATTCGTGGCAGAGAATGGACAAGTCCGCAAGGCGAAGTTAAGGTTTTTAACACTATTGCTTGTTGGAAGATAGATGCTAACCCGTTTAGTGAGGCAGCAGCACCAAGTGAAACACCTGCACATGGTGGATTAAGCGATGACAATTTATTTTAATATTAACCCCTAAAAACAAATAACAATGAACACACAAGTAAGCACAGTACAACAACTGCCAATCAACGAATTGATGAACATGGCAAAGGCATTCGCAGAAAGCGGAATGTTTGCCGACACGAAGTCAGCAGCGCAAGCAATAGTGAAAATCCAAGCAGGGCAAGAAATCGGAATACCTCCATTTGCTGCGATGACAGGCATCCACATCATTCAAGGTAAACCAACCATCGGTGCCGGCTTAATAGCTTCGCGTGTTAAAGGTAGTGGCAAGTATGACTACAAAGTAATTGAGGCATCTGAAAAGGTTTGCTCAATTGATTTTTATCAAGGTAAAGATAAAATTGGCAATAGCACATTCACTATCGAAGATGCAAAAAAAGCACTTACCAAGAATATTGACAAGTTCCCAAAGAATATGCTATTCGCAAGGGCTATCAGTAATGGTGTTAAGTGGTATTGCCCCGACATCTTTAGTGGACCAGTTTATGTGCCAGAGGAAATGCAAGTAGTGACTACTGAAGAAGCTACACATATTGAGGTAGATACAACTATTGATGAGATAATCAATGACATTCAAGTTTGTGTATCGTTGAATGAATTATCTTCGCTTTGGTTAGCACTTAAAAAAGAATTTAAAACTGACTCGCGTGTACTTGCAGCCAAAGATGAAATGAAAACTAAACTAACACCTAAAGTAGAATCCGAAATAACTAAATAAAATCCGGAATATGAAACTAACTATTTATCAAATCGAACAAAGCTACAATCAATTAGCAGAGGAACTTATAGAGAATGGGGGCGAGTTAACCCCCTCTCTTGAGGAGCAGTTAGCCATCACCGAAGAACAACTGCAAAACAAATCAGTTGCCTATTCGTTTGTGATTAAGCAAATGGATGCTGATGTTGACATCATTGATGCTGAAATTAAGAGGTTGCAGGCTGCTAAAAAACAACGTGAAAAGGCATCTGAATACCTTAAAGAGCGCATAAAACACGCAATGGACACATTTAGCATTGATGAGATTAAAACACCATTGGTTAAAATCAACTTTCGCAAATCTGAAACTGTTGAGGTGGATGATGTCAATCAACTACCATCACTTTATAAGGTGGTTAAGGTTACAGAACAAGCCGATAAGGCAGCAATTAAGGCAACACTTAAAGATGGTATTGATATTGCTGGATGCAGGATTGAAACACATCGGAATTTGCAGATTAAGTAATTAATACTTATATTTGCATTGTTGTTTCGGTCTCACATTTAGAAACATAAAAGCATTGGCCCTTATAGAGGCGCAAGGAAGTGAGACCCCTTGCAAATCTTTAAGGGCTTTTTTAATACTTAATAGTTATGAAAATATTTTTAATTAAATCCCCAAGTGGGAAAGTATTGCCTACATGGGCAGAAACGATTTACCATGCTATTCAAAAAGCAATGGTAACTGATAACTTTAATTACAGTCAAAATGAGTACAATAAACTTAATCCTGCGAAAAAATGAAAACAGAAAAAGAATTTGTAAACAGATTAGAAGCAAAATTTAAAAAGTATTTTGAAGTGCAAAGAGAAGTAGTAAGCAAGTGCAAAAAAAACAGAATTGATTTGCTGCTAACTATTGATGGCAAATATCACTTTGCTATTGAGTGCAAAATACCCGATAAAAAACGAGGCGAGGAGATAGGAAAGTACATTAAGCAAGCAGAACGATACACAACCGCAGAATGGGAATATAAACCAGGCGAATTTGTAAAAGCTATTGTTTTAATTTGTCCGCCTTTATCTTATAGCTATTTTATACTTAATGAGCAATCAGCTATTATTGATGGTATAGAACTGCATAAAGATAGACATGAGGAGTTGCATGACCATCATTCGTTTAACGGTTTTCTTGGTGTGTTTAATATTGGCGAAGTGCGAAAGAAACCATTAGGGTATCAGTTTAGCATCAATAACAAACCAGTGTTTGAGCATAAGATACATCCAAACGGTACTGATTACACCAATGTTCATATTGCCAATTATGACTTTATGATGGATAAACTATGCAACCAATAACATTCAACTATTACGAAGCGGATATCAAACGTAGCAATCCGCTTGGCAGTGTTACGCTTGAATATCTTATTAACGCGATTAGAACACCTAAAAAAGATATCCGCAATGTATTTGAGCAGATACGAATTGCAGAGGAAATTAAAGACATGGCCACAAAGCAAGCATTAAAGTCAAAGCTATACTCATTTACTCCATGTGTGTTTGTTAATGGCCCGCGAAAATATGCTAATATTCAGCACTGGACTGGCTTGCTTGTATTAGACTTCGACCATTTAGAAACCGATGTGGCAGTTGAATTTAAAGAGTATTTATTTAATGAATACAAGTGCATCATAACTGCGTGGCTTTCGGCTTCGCGACATGGTGTGAGAGCTTTGGTTAAGATACCTGTATGCACTTCGGTTGATGAATTTAAACACTACTTTGCAGGCATCGAAAGACACCTCAACTGTTACAATGGATTTGACACCGCGCCAAAAAATTGTATCTTACCAATGTTTATCAGTTACGATTCCGATATACTGCACCGAACAGATGCGCAAACGTGGTCAACAAAGCATATTGAAATAGTGCCGCCACCGGTTAAGCAGTATATTGTTGATGACAAAACATCTGTTATTGAGAAGATTATTGCGAAAAAAATAAACGTAATAGTTGATTCAGGACATCCACAATTAAGGGCCGCAGCTTATTTAATGGGCGGTTATTGTGGCGCTGGTTACATAGACCAAGAACACGCTATTAACGTAATGGCCCAAATGATTGATGGCAATGCTTACCTCTCGCAAAAGGCATCAATCTATAAACAGACAAGCAAAGAAATGATAAACAAAGGAATTAACCAACCTACTTATTTGCAAAATAGATAATTATAAAGTACATTTGCACCATCGGAGTCACGAACCGATAGAACATAGATTCACATTAAAACATTAGGAGTCCTAATAGTTAAGTGTAAGGAGTGAATCCCTTACTTGCTTCGTAAGCAAACTTAACTATTAGGACTTTTTTATTTTAAAAATATGAGCGACAAATTTAAAAAACCCGAATCCAACCCGTTACTTAATGCAGTTGACTATTTCAACTTTTATGGTTCATTTATTTCAATATTCGAGGGCATCAAACAATGCAACGTAAAATCCGAAACAGAAGTGTGCCTATTGAATCCTGATAGTTTAGATCCGCAGGAACTTAACAAACCAACCTTTGTACTCAATAAATTAAACACTGTTGATGTACTTAAGAAAAATAGTTACCGACTTGGTGTTGGGGCCAAGGTTTCTAAATTTATGGTATTGGCTGCGGTTAAATTCCAAGGCGATTCATTCGCTGCAATGTCTTATGTCAACTTTGAAATTATTAAATCGGATATACCTTATATTAGAGTTGGAACTGATTATTTTAAAGTGATAGCAAAAAAAGACCGTTACAAATCCGAAAACACACTTCTTAAACCTTGGAAAAAAGATGAAATAAAACAAGACCATGGAAAGAATTTACTCGGCATGATATACAAGTTTGATGACTTTACAATCTATCCCGACAATGTCGAATATACTCCAGTGCTAAACAACTGTTATAACCTTTACGCTAAATTTGCGCATAAATTTTTTATTAATGATGTAAACGAAACTGATATTCCTGTTACTATGGGATTGATACATCATATTTTTGGCGACCAATGGGAACTCGGTTTAAAGTACATGAAAATCATTTACGAAAATCCGCGCCAAATATTGCCAGTATTAGCTTTGGTTTCAACAGAGCGCGAAACGGGTAAGACTACGTTCTTAAATTGGATTCAAATGTTATTCGGAGAAAACACTACCTTAATTAATCCAAGTGACCTTACAAGTAACTTTAATGATGCGTACGCGACTAAAAACATTATTATGATTGATGAAACAACAATCGATAAACAACACGCAATCGAAAAGTTAAAATCAATAGCGACTGCCAAAACAATGTCGGTTTCGCAAAAATTTGTTAGCCATTATTCAGTACCTTTTTTTGGTAAGGTTATTTTTTGCACCAACAAAGAATCAGACTTTATGAGAATAGATGAAGAGGAGATTCGTTTTTGGGTGCGCAAAATTAAAATTATCAAAGGCGCAAAGAACACGAACATTGAAACCGATTTGTTTAATGAGATACCAAAGTTTCTTAAATATCTTATGCAACTTCCTGCAATAGATTTTAGTAAATCGCGTATGGTATTTACCAAGGATGAAATCTTAACAGAATCATTGCAGGTTGTTATGGAGCAAAGCAAATCAACATTGAGAAAAGAAATCGAAATGAATTTTGACGACTTCTTTATGAATAATGATGCAATTGAATTTATTGAGGCAACTGCAAAAGATATTAAAATGCAATGGTTTCCATTAAATCATAAATATGAAATGAGTTATATTAGAACAGTTTTAAAGGAGGAAATGAAAATGGTATGTTTAAAAAACAAAAAGTATAAAGGATTTCCAAATCAAGATTATCCACAGGGTAGCAAAACTGGATATCCTTTTCTATTTAAAAATCCGTATCATATTAAAAATAAAGTAGTTAATAAACAAAATGATTCAGTTGATGACCCTAATGAAGCAATGCCAAGGTTTGCATAGTAATATTACTAAAATTACTAATTACACATTAATATGCTGATAGTCAACAAAGTAATTAAATTTAGTAATAATGCAAAACCTCATAAGATTTATGCTCAAAATAGAATCGTCAGACTTTTTAGCGTTTTCTTTATTACTATATTACTTTATAATAATAATAATAATATAGAGTAGTGATAGCAAGGCATACGCTTGGTAATTTTTTGGTAATAAATCAGTAATAAATCAGTAATAGTAATAATATAAAAAAAATAATTTTAAATAATATGGAATCAAAATTAACGATTATAACTGGCCCTAAAAATAGCGGCAAAACTTTGAGAGCAAAAGAAATGGCACTTGAATATAAAAATGATGAAGTGGTTTGGCAACAACAACCATTTGAATACGTTAGCAGAACATTAGTATATTGGGCCGAAATAATTAAGCCAAATACAAAGATGGTTGTTATTGATGATATTGATGATGAAATATTTTTGTATAATTTAATGCTACTTTATAAGTATAAAAAATTAGCTAAATTAAAAGTTAGCATGGTTTTAGTTTGCGAACGCAATATTAATGAAGCCAAATGGGTTAAAAATGCAAGAGCAAATGGAATAGAAGCATGGTGGTTAAACTTAACACCTAATAAATAATATGACAATATACACAATCCCCGAATTCGAACTCTATTACCACAACACTTACAAACGGTCTAACATGGCCCAAGCGTTTTGGAACACCTTACCCATCGAACGATTTAACCTCACCAAAAAGAAAGTGGTTAAGAAGCGAAAGGCGGAGCTCACAACTAATCACTTGGATTTACCGGTAAACAATATCCTGCAGCATAAAGAAACCAAAGATGCGTTTAACACCAATAAGTTTACCGACCTAATCATTGCTTACCTTAAATCCGTTCACAACTGCAATAGTGCAAGGCGAATTAGCAGCGAGGGTAGATATCGAAAGGGCATAGGTTATATTGCAGGACTTAACAAAGGAATGGAAGACATCCAGTGTATTCTTAAAGGTCGATTGTTTGCCATCGAAGTTAAATCGCCAAGTGATAGGATAGGCGAAGCGCAGTTAAAACGCAAAGCAGCACTTGAAAGCGATGGCGGTAATTACATTATAGCCACATCGTTTGAGCAAGTGCAAACTGAATTGCTTAACTTATTAAAATAATTCTTATCTTTGTGGTATGAAAGCGTGTAAATTACACGAAAATACACACAAATGGGCTTTACTAAAGGCAATAAAGGCAAACCAAAGGGAGCAACAAACAAACTGACCAAATCGGTTAAGGAAGCGTTTGAGGTCGCGTTCAATGAGTTACAAGGCGATGAAAACGCAAACCTTGCTAATTGGGCCAAAGAAAACACAACCGAATTTTACAAATTAGCAGCCAAACTGATACCAACTTCAGTTAATGCTGATTTGACTACGAAAGGAGAACAAATAAAACTATGGCAATTAGAATTTGTTGATGACAAAAGTAAAACTAAATGAAGCATATCGCCCCGCTATTCAAAGCCAACATAGATACTTGGTATTGAAAGGCGGGGCGGGCTGATTGGTTCAGGCAAATCAATCGCAGCAGTTCAAAAGATAATCCTGCGAGTTACAACCGAACGCGGGCATCGCATACTTTGCATTAGAAAGGTGGCAACGACTATTCGTAACAGTATCTATCAACTATTAGTAGATAAGCTATTAGAATACGATATATTTAGCGAATTTACCATAAATAAGTCCGAGATGCGATTCACCCATAACGCAACAGGCAACGAAATCTTATGTGCTGGTATGGATGACCCCGAAAAGATTAAATCCATTGCGGGCATTACATCTGTTTGGTGCGAGGAAGCTACCGAATTGGATGAATTAGATTTTAATCAGTTAGAGTTAAGGGTGCGAGGCGAAACCGAAAACTACAAGCAGTTCATTATCACATTTAATCCAATATCGGAGCAGCACTGGTTAAAGGGCAGGTTCTTTGATGTACCGGATACAGAAACATTGATATTGCACACGACCTACAAAGACAATTCATTCCTTGATGCCGATTACATCTATCACTTAACTGAAAGGGTAAAAGCAAACCCCAATTTACACAAAGTTTATGTATTGGGCGAATGGGGCAAAGTAGATTTTGGTGGAGAGTTTCTGAAGTCATGGTCAACTATTAAGCATTCCTTAACTGTTCCATACGACCCATCATTAGCTATTTGGTTATCATTCGATGAAAACGTAAACCCATACTTTCCATGTGGCATCTTTCAAATTAGTGATGACAATGAAATAAGAATGATTGACTGCATTGCGCTAAAGAATCCAGATAACACCACCAAAGTAATGGGCAGAACAATATTAGCCAAACTTCGACAATGGAGGCATAGCGGCTTTGTTTACGTTTGTGGTGATAGCACCTCACAAAAGGATGATGTTAAGCAAGAAAAGGGCTTTGACTTGTTCCGGTTATTGATTAACGAATTAGATGAAGTTAAACCAATTAGGCGCGTAAGCAAATCAAACCCGAACGTGCGACCAAGTGCCGACTTTTTTAATGCTATTTTAGAGTATAATGAGCAAGGCATTTCATTTGTTGTGGATGAATCCTGCCGCGTGGCAATATTAGACTTTGAAAACACAAAGGAAGACAAAAACGGTAAAGTAGATAAAAAGACAGTAACCGATCCAGTCACCAAAGTAAGCTACCAGCCTTATGGCCACATAGTTGACTTAACACGTTATTTGATTACAACGGTTTTCGCTTCACAATACGCCCGATTCCAAACAGGTATTATCAAACCGCTTGTTGTTGTTGGTAGAGATGCAGAGTATAAGAGTGTTTCAAGATTTTAGTTACATATTTACCAAATATCGAAATTTATTATATTATTTTGCATCATGGCACGATTCTTAAAAACCTCCGACTATCTTTCAATAATTCAAACGGTTGACCTCAATCAGATAACCGAGAATACACCGCAAAACTTATACGATAGCGAGGTTAAGGCCATTTCACGTATGCGCACCAAGTTAGTGCAGCGTTACATGGTGGACATCGAATTAGGCACAATGGATGCCTATTCAGCAGCAACCCATTACCGTACACGCGACAGAGTGATTGCAGGCGAAGTGATAACACACGTTAATGACTTTAACAGATGGGACAATAAAACCGAATATATTATAGGCAACATCGTAACCGATAACAATGGCTATGTTTACACTGCCATAGCAGCAAGCACAAACCAAAAGCTAACATTAACTGCGTACTGGCAACCAATGATAAACGTGCTAACAAGCAACGCAACCTATTGGACTGTTGGCGATAACAGATACCCTATGTTCGTGGAGTTGGCAATGGATATGACCCTTTACAACCTACACGCACGAATTAACCCGAGAAACATTCCCGAATTAAGAATTGAACGCAATAGAGAGGCATTAGACCAATTAGATAGATGGGCAAGCGGCACAGATACGGCAGAGGTGTTGAACATTAATACAACCGATAGCGAGGGCTTTAGCATTCGTTACGGTAATAGTTTAGACAAACAAGATAATTTTTTCAAATAATGGCTTGGTATAACGATATATTTAACTTCAACAAACCGCAGCCACAAAAGGCGAACATACGCAAGACTATTGACTTTGAGCAACAGTTACAACGTGTTAGGCAGGATGCTACCAAGTATAACATAGCTTTACAGGCAGCCGAATCGCCAATGTACCCAAACCGCTTTTTATTGATGCAGACCTATCAACAAATTGTGTTAGATGGGCAGGTGCAATCGGCAATGTTGCAGCGTAAATCAAAGGTATTGTGTAAGCGTTTTATGGTGTGTGGCCCGGATGGCGAAATGGATGAAACTAAAACTGCTTACTTCAATCAAAAGTGGTTTTATGACTTCCAAAACCTTGCATTAGATTCAATATTTTGGGGTTTTAGTTGTGTGCAATTTGGTGCAATAGTTAACGATAGATATACAAGTGTTGACCTTATACCGCGCATTTATGTAGTGCCTGAATTTAGTTTAGTTCGCACCAACACTGCAACGGTAACAGAGGGTAAAAGATTTGATGAAGCACCATACAACAACTGGTGTATCGGTGTTGGCGAAAAGAAAGATTTAGGATTAATGATGTATTTAGCACCATACGTTATTTGGAAGAAAAACGCAATGGCAGCGTGGGCCGAATTTGCAGAGGTATTCGGCAGCCCTATACGTGTAGGTAAAACTGATGTGCGTGATGAAATGACCCGCAAAAATATGGAGAATATGTTGCGCAATATGGGTGTAGCTTCGTGGGCGGTGTTGGATTTGAACGATAACATCGAATTGATGCAAGCAAGCAGAACAGATGCCTATGCAGTATTCGATAAGATGGTGGAGCGTTGCAATAGCGAAATCAGTAAGATTATATTAGGGCAAACAGGCACAACCGATGAAAAGAGTTATTCAGGAAGTGCGAATGTTCACGAGGGTGTAGCTGCTATGATAGCAAAGCAAGACACATTAAAGATGCAGTTCATCATTGAAGACCAGTTAGTGCCAATGATGATTAGAAACGGATTTGACCTAACAGGATGTACCTTTAAATACGATGAAAGCGAAAGTTTACCGTTAGCAGAGCAAGCAAAGATTGATGTTGACTTTTTAAAGGCAGGCATAAAATTAGAACACGAATATTTAGAACACAAATATGGTGTTGAAATAATGGATGAACCCGGAATGGAGGAAGAAGAGGAAGAAGAAGAAGAAGACACTATGCCAAAAGAAGTTATTGAAGTAGAAAACAAACTGCGTAATTTATACAAATAATGTGTACTTTTTGCAACGTAGGTAAGGAAGTTGACCCACCAACACCGTTTGATGAAAACGACTTCAATCGTTTCTCAAATGATGTGTGGATAGGCGCGGTTAATGCCCAACAGTTGCCAACAGGAATCTATTTAAAAACTGCAAAGTATCTAAAAGATGGAATTGATTTAGCGCCAGTTGTGGATGAGGTGTTGACTGCCGATTTACTGAATAACATTTATGTGTTTAGCGGTGCGAAAACCTACCAACAAACCAAAGCGTTAACTGCATTGTTAGCAGTGCCTGAATATCAATCTAACTTCTACGCATTTAAACGCGCAGCAGAGCCTATATTTGGCATCTATAACCAAGACTATTTGCAAGCAGAATATCAAACTGCCAAAGCATCGGCACGTATGGCATCGGACTGGAAGCGTATTGAAATGGATGCCGATGTGTTGCCATTGTTACAATATCAAACCGTTGGTGATGGCAGAGTAAGACCAACACACGCAGCACTTGATAATATTATTCGCCCTATAAGCGACCCCTTTTGGAAACAATACTATCCCCCTAACGGATGGCGTTGTCGTTGTACCGTAATACAACTATCAGAGGGGCAAGAAACGGATTTAAGCAAGTTTACACCGCCCGAAGATGTGCCGCCATTGTTTAGAATGAATGCAGGACAGGATGGCTATGTGTTTAAGAGCAAGGGCAAAGATAAGCACCCATATTTTGATATTGCAAAAGGCGATAAAGAAGCAGCTAAAGTTAATTGGGGGTTGCCTCCGTTGTCACCGACACCTGCACCAAGCGTTCCACCTGCGCCACCGTTACCACCACAACCAACATTACCAGCAGCACCAACAATATGAGCAAGAGCAATAAATTCAACCTAAAACAAGCAGAGCAGAAAGCGCGTAAAGCGTTGGAGGCTGCTATTGTTGACGTTGGTAACACTGCAAAGGTGTTCTTTGTTGAATCATTTAGGAAGCAAGGGTGGGATGACAAGAGTGTGCAGAAATGGAAAAAAAGACAAGTAAGCGAGCGAAAAGGCAGAGGTAGCAAGAAGTCAGCAGCAGAATTAGGAACGGTTAGAAGTGTTAAAGCAGGACGTGCAATATTAGTTAAGACAGGTGACCTCCGCAGAAGCATTAAAAGAAACCCTGCAAACAGAGCAGCGTTAAGCATTAAGATTTCAACTGATTTGCCTTATGCAAAGGTTCACAATGATGGGGAAACAATTAATGTTAGTGGCAGAAAAGGAAGCGGAACTATAACAAGAAGCATAAGAGGCAATGCAGGTTTTAAAGATGGAAAATTTACAAGGGGCAGAGCAAAAAAAGTTACGTTTCAAGGTAAAGAATATACAACAGGAGCATATTCTATTAATATGCCCAAGCGTCAATTTATGGGTGATTCATACAACCTCAACGAGAAAGTAAAAGCAGTTATTGTTAAACGATTAGATAAGGTATTCACATAATGCAATTAGCAATATATAACCAATTAAAGGCACGTATTAGCACACTTCAATCATTGAAGTATGTTGCACTATGGAACAACCAATATGAGCGTGAGAACGAGAACGTAGCGTTTGGTTATCCAAACTGTTTTATCGAATTTCCTGCTGCCGATTACATTGAAAACTTACAAGGTCAGCAACAAGGCACGATGACAATAGCTTTACATTTAGGTTTCGAAAGCTACAAGACCGAAGACACCGATATATTGCAATTAAAACAAGACTTAAACCAACTTATACATGGTTGGTCAACACCTTATAATTCACGTTTCCTGCGCAGAAGCGAAGTGCAAAGCAATGACCATACAAACATACAAGAGTTTATCATTACTTACACTATGCAAGGCTTTGATTATTCTGCAATGTACGCACCTACAACAGTAGCAAATATTACTACATTAATCACCAACAACGACCCACAATTAGAAGACGATGTTATTCGTAGCGGTGATATACCCGATGCAATAGTGCTAACATCAGAGGCAGGTTACGAATTATTATCAGAACAAGGTTATCAACTAATAATACAACAATAAAATGGCAGAGCAAAAAATATCAGAGTTACCAGCAGCAACATCATTAACAGGCACAGAGAAAGTAGTAGTAAATCAAAACGCAGTTACATCGTTAACTACTGTTAATGCCGTTGCGATTTATGTTAAACAAGGCGGTGTGAGTGGTACATTTTCCAACCCGACAAGTATTACAGTAGTTAATGGCATTATAACTGCAATCAGCTAATGGCCAGAACAGTAGCGCAAATCAAACAATCAATGTTGGATGCAAAGAACGCAGACCCGACATTAAGCACGTTGACCTCAACAAGTCAAACTGCGAAATGGAATCTATATTATTTTATCGTAGCTTCTTGCATAGCTATTTTTGAGCAATTGCAAGACATATTTAAAACCGAATTAGAAACCATAGCAAGCACCGCAGCACCAAGCACACCGCAATGGACACGCAACAAGGTGTTGAAGTATCAAAAAGGCGATGTTGCTCAATTAAACACAACAACTTACGTTATTGAATATCCAATTATTAACACTGCTAATCAAATATTGACACGTTGCGCAGTAATAACCGCGCCAAATAGAACGGTATTAATTAAGGTTGCTAAATCAGATCCACCAACACCAGTATCAGTCGGAGAATTAGCCGAATTACAAAGCTACGTTGAAACCTTTAATCCTGCGGGCATAGCATTTACATTAATCAATGAGAATAGTGATAAAATGGAAGTGGCTGCAACAATTTACTATAACGGTCAATATTCAGCAGTTATAAGCACTAACGTAGTAGCAGCATTAAATAGTTACATGGCTAACTTACCATTTAACGGTGTTATCAGCACGCAAGCGGTAGTTGATGCTATACAAGCGGTGGAGGGTGTAATTTCGGTTAGTTTAGCACGTATATTAGTGCGCAAACATTCCGTTGCGTATGGTGCAGGTGTAACATTGTATAACCTTTCAACGGGTGTTGATGCAGTGCAATATCAAACCATTGCGGGTTATGTAGTGCAAGAAACAACTGCAACACATACCTTTGCAGACACATTATCTTATATCGTACAATAATGAGTTCAATTATAAACACCGATACATTTGCGGTCAACTTCTTACCACCAAAGAAGCGGCTGCCGATATACAAAGCGTGGACTAAAACACTGCTAAAACCATTGCAAGTGCTATACAACACAATGTTTGGCACGTTTAAAGATGGGAATGCAGCAGCGTTATACAACGGGGCAACTGCTTATGCGGTTGGTAATCAAGTGAAATACACCGATAAAGCTATTTATCAATGTTGGGTGGCAAGCACTGGCAACCTACCAACAAACACAAATTATTGGTTTAAGATTCAAGACAAGTTTGTGGGCATTGAGCCGCGTATGAAGTACAATGCGCAACACCTATTGTTTGAATGGGCATTAAATGAATGGTTTGGCACTACGTTTGTGAATACACCCGGTGCGAGTGATATTTATATTGATGCAGGCGCGGCTGATTTAGGCGCGTTTTACGTTGGCCTTACAGAAACCGAAAGCAGTTATGTAGTGTTTGATGAACCCGAAGCAACCGCGTTTATACAAGCACTAAACTTAACAACTGCGGGTATATCGTTTACCATTAATGTGCCTTTAATAACGGCTAATGCGCTAACTACTGAAACCGCAAACACAGTGCCGAATATCAGTGCAAACAGAGAGAATATTATTAGGCAAATTGCCGACCTGTATAATTATGCAGGAATAACTTACAATGTAATTACATACTAATGAAAAAAATAAAAACATCAAACATTATTGCTGGCAGTGCTATGCCGTTAAAGTCGGGTAGTTTAGACCATTTACAATCAGCAAACCAAGAGGGTATATTTAGTTTAGCACAAAGCGAATTATTTCAAAGAAATGGAGTAAGCGCAGGATATGCAAGCCCGCAAGCACTTTATGGTCTTGGTTATACTGTAGCTGGTTCAACTTGGGGAATAGAAAGCGGATGTTTAGTATTTGGCACTGAAATGTATTTATGCGATAGTACTATTGGTATTTCTTTAGGTCTTGGTCAAGTAGTTATAGGCACTATTACAACTACATTTTTAACTGCAACCAATGCCGATCCAGTTGTATTTAGTGATTCAACAAGTAATAACGTTCACGAAATACGTAAAATTGTTTGGAGTGCGGGAACAAGCGGAAGCGGAAGTTTTAATTTTACAGATGTACAGTATTTAGGCAGATGGATTGATTATGCTTACAGTGCATCATATTTAAGTGCAGCAACAGGGGCATGGACAGTAGCAACAAGTTCAAATTTTCAAGTTAGAGTCCAAAGGCGCGGTAGCACTGCTACAATTAGCATCTATATTGTAGCTTCAACAATATCATTAACTACTACTACGTTAACATTAACACTACCATTTACTGATAGATTTAAAGGTAATTTTGGAGGTGTTTGCCATGCAGAATATACTATATCCAGTACAAGACACGTTGCTAAAATGGTTGCTATTAACGGAACAAGAGATATTGAATTTTCAATTGTTTCTCCATTTTGGACTGGAACAACAAATGGTTTTAATTTATTTGGAGAAATAGTTGTACAATTAGATAACAACGAAAGTTAACCTAAAACCTATTCTTTCCGTAATGCTCTGATAATATTTCTTTGAGCAAATAAGATTCTTTGGTGCCAGTCCTTTCGACTTCATCAAAGAATTTCTTTTTTAATTCGCCCGATAGATGAGCAGTTACGCGGGCTTTCGTGGCTTGTTTTTTTTCTTGAATATCGTTTTTTGGATTAGCCATTGTAAAATATTAGTTACTAAACACTACAAAATTAGTAACTTATTTCAATTCAAGTGCAAATATGTAACCATTTTTGTACAATGAAAATCACAAACATATCCAACGACACCGCAACAATGCTTATTTATAAGCACATCGGCAACATTGACGATATGGGCATGGGCATTGATGGTAATTGGATTGCTCAAGATATTCAAATGCTTAACGATAACTATTCAGACCAAGTTAAGTGCATCAACATTCGCATCAATTCAATTGGTGGAAGTGTTCACGAGGGACTTTCAATAGTTGCTGCAATACTTAACTCAAAGATACCTTGTAACACTTATATTGATGGCATGGCTTATTCAATGGCGGGTGTTATTGCTATTTGTGGCCAAAAGAAATATATGGCCGATTATGGCACGTTTATGATGCACAATGCAAATGGTGGAAGTGATGAAGAAGTGTTAAATTTAATCACAAATTCGCTTTCTATATTATTTGACAGAAATACAAATCTAACATTAGACAAGTGCAAAGATTTGATGAATAAAGAAACATGGATGACTGCCGATGAATGTATGAATTTAGGCATCGTTGATGAAATCATAGAAACAAAGAAAATGAAGCCGACAATGAACGCAAATGTGCGCGAGTTACACGCTATTTATAATAAAGTAATAATCAAAACAGAAACCAAAATGAATAAATTAACTGATTTATTAAAGCTATCAAACGAGGCTTCCGAAGAATCAATCATTGAAGCGGTTAACGCTAAAGATGCACGCATTGCTGAATTAGAAGCAAGTATCGAAGCACAAAGCAATGAATTACAAGCGTTGAAAGATGCTAACGATGCAACTATCCAAGCAGCGAAAGTTGAACTTGTAGAGAACGCAGTAAAAGAGGGTAAAATTGCATCAGCAAGTAAAGAAATTTACTTAACATCTAACAAGTCTAACGAAGAATTGAAAGATGTGTTTAGCAAGCTTACACCTGCATACACACCGATATTTGAAAACAAATTAAACGTGCCAGCAGCAGTTGCAGGTCGTGAGTCTTGGACATTCAACGATTGGTCAAAAAAAGACCCACAAGGTTTAGCAGAAATGAGAGCAAACGATGCAGCAAGTTTTGAGGCATTGATTAGCAAGTTGCCAAGTAATTTGAGCAACAATTACAATCCTGCAACCGATAAAAGATTCTAACAATGGAAGCAATTTGGAACGCAAACCCAACTGTTAATATGCTATATTGTTTTGAGGATGGCAATTGCTTCATCAAACATACAGAGGCAGCAAGTTACGCGCAGTCAAACAATATGCATTACATCGTTAAGGTTAGAGAAACAGAAGACAATCAAATAGAAAACAAACCAATAAAAACAAATAAAAAATAATGGCAACAATCAACAACCCATTTGGCGCAGCAGGCACGTTAACGATTGCTGCCACCGGTACAACAACCGCAACAATTAGTAATAATGAAACAGTAGTTTCTGCATTGACTACGTTAACAGGTAACGCAACACTTGACTTAACGCTTTCAAGCGAATTAAAGGCAGGAGCAGCATTGCATTTAAAAGTAAAAACAACCGCATCTGAAACTTTTACTTTTGGTACTGGTATTGATGCTCCAACAGTTACAGGTGCAGCAGGTAAAACATGGTGTCAATCATTTTGGTATGATGGAACTATCTTTTTACCATGTGGCGCAAAAATTCAAATAGATTAATTATAAACTAAAAAACAACTAAAATAAAATGGCATTAATAAAAGAAATTTGGGTACAGGATGTACAAGAAGCGTTAAACAGAAATGCTGACTTCTTACCTTACTCCGTAGATCATAGCGCGTATATCGCATTCGGAACAGTACACGTTCCACAATCAGGTTCAAACCCAACGGTGGTTAAGAATCCTGCAACTTTCCCTTTAGCTATCAGCGAGAGAACAGATACTGATAGAACTTATGCACTTAATCAATTCGCTTTAGAGCCAACATTGATTAGTAATTTGGATGAATTGCAAATCAGTTATGACAAGCGTCAAAGCGTACTTGGTCAACAAATCACTACACTTACACAACGTATTGGTGATGAAGTTGCTATTTCTTGGTCTGCAACAGGTGCTGCTAACATCGTTGGCACAACAGGTTCAGCAGTTGCTACATCATTAGCTCCGGGTGCAACAGGAACACGTAAAGCCGTTACACTTGCTGACATTGCTTCATTAGCAAGCAAGTTAGACAAGGACAATGTTCCAAGACAAAATCGTAAGTTGTTAATGTCAACTGATATGTTTTGGGAGTTATTCCAAATCAGTGATGTAATCAGAGCATCTTACAACGGATTCCAAAACCAACCAAACGTATTGCAAAACGGTATCGTTGCAATGCTTTACGGATTCGAAATAATGATGCGCCCAGTGGTATCAGTTTACGCTAATACCGTAACTACACCAAAGGCTTTCGGTGCTGCAACTGCAACTACTGACAACCTTGCTTGCATCGCGTTCCATTCAACAACTGTTGCACGTGCATTAGGTTCAATGACACCTTTGTATGATAGTGGTTCAAACGGTAACGGTAAGCCTGAATATTTAGGTTCAATCTTCAACATGGAAGTAATGTTAGGTTCTGCGATTTTGCGTGCTGATATGAAAGGTGTTGCAGCGTTGGTTCAAACTTGGGTATCTTAATCTAAAATAATTATAAACTAAAGAGGCCTACCCGCTATAATGTAGGTAGGCCTTTTTTAATACTAAAAAATAAATGGCATTACCAAATATAAACTTTGTCAAAAGCACAAGCGGTTTAGGCAGAGCATTACCCGGCACAGATTACGTTTCGGGTTATGCACATTACTATCCGAGTGGTGGCACATTACCAACTGGCTTTACTTCCAGCGATAGAATCAAAAAAATATTTTCAGTTGCCGATGCTGAAACATTAGGAATTACGGATACACATTTAGGCGAAACCAAAGCCGTTGCAAAGATGGTAGTTGGTGGAACTCCTGCCGTTGGCGATACCGTTGCAATAACCTATACAGGAATATTAGGAATTGAAACAGTATTATCAACTTACACAATGGTAGCTGCTGATGTTGTAAGCACTACAACCGCAGCCGCAGCACTTGCCGCAGCTATCAACGCAGAAACGCAAACACATGGATTTAGTGCAACAAATTCAACTGCATCTTTATTAGTAACAACTAAAGGCGGTGAGGGTATTTTCCCGAATAGCGGAACACCATACGCTTCAACAATTACAGGAGGCACAACAGGAACATGGACACAACCAACAGGCAGCGGTTCAACTGTTTTAGGTGTTGCAAGTTGGATTGATACATTACATTACCACATTAGCGAATACTTTAGAATACAAGCTAAAGGCGAGATGTATGTAGGTCTATACGAAGAAGAAGCAAGCACATACACATTCGGAGCGTTGACATTGATGCAAAATTATGCAAGTGGTTCAATTAAGCAAATGGCAGTGTTTGAGAAAAACGTAGTATTCGCAGCAGCACAATGCGCGGCTTTACAAGCTATTGCAACGGCTAACGAAGCGGTTTACAAACCGATGCAAATTATGTTGAACGCTGAAATCAGCGCAACAGGAAGTGTGGCTACATTAGTAGATTTGTCAACACAAACCGCGCCAAATGTAAGCGTGTGTATAGCGCAGGATGGTGCTAACGCTGGATATTACATTTACAAAGCAACTGGTAAATCAGTAGGTTCAATAGGTGCAATGCTTGGGGCAGTATCGTTTGCAGTTGTAAGTGAATCAATTGCGTGGGTAGGTAAATTCAATATGGCATTAGGTCCTGAATTAGACACTATCGCATTCTCAAATGGTCAATTGTATAGCGCACTTGCTGATAGTCAATTTGAGAGCCTAAATAACTACTCATACACGTTTTTAAGAAAGTTAACAGGCATCGCAGGATCGTATTGGTCAGATAGCAAAACAACTGTTACACCAACGAGCGACTACTCTACAATCGAAAACAACAGAGTTTACCAAAAGATTACGCGTGTTGTACGTGCTAATATGTTGCCTGCATTGTCTTCGCCATTGAAAGTAAATGCCGATGGAACGCTTACAAATGCAACAATCGGTTATTTTGAAACATTAGCAAACAATCCATTGGTTCAAATGGAGGCCGACAACGAATTGTCAGCACATAAAATAATTATTAACCCCGCCCAAGATGTACTTGCTACTTCAACACTTGAATTGACATTACAAAATGTTCCGTTAGGTGTTGCTCGTATAATTAAAGTAAATGTTGGATTTGTAAAATCAGTATAAAACATGGCATTAAATGGACTACCGTTAATAAACGGCAAAGCGTATGAATTCGCAGATATTACTTGCGTTATTCTTGGAACACCTATTCTTGGAGTAACTGCCATCGAATACGGAGAAACAGACAACAGTGAAAACATCTACGCAACAGGTCGTTATCCTGTATCGCGCGGTTATGGTCAAATTGAGCCAACTGCAAGCGTTACAATCTTAATGAACGAAGTAATGAACATTGTATCAGTAGCGCCTAACGGTCGCATACAAGACATTCCAGAGTTTGATATCATTGTAACTTTTACAGATGTAAATTTGATTCCTGTGGTTCACAAAATCAGAAATTGCAGATTTAAAACAAACATGATTACTTCTGCAACTGGTGACACATCTATTCCGATGGATTTGGAGTTAATTATTTCACATATTGAATTTGTTTAGTAAATTTGCGCAAACCAAATCAAAAAACAAATGACAAATATTGAAGAATTAAAATCAAAGCACGCTGGTGTTGAAATCTACACACTAACGGTAAACAACAGACAAGGTGCGCCTTTGACAGTTTACTTACGTGAAATGGATAGACTTGCTTACAAGACAGTAAGTGCGTTAATTGCTAAAGATGAATTAATGGGTGTAGAATCGTTTTTAAGAACACTTTGTGTTGAGGGCGATGTGAATGCTATTATTAATGATTTCAAAGCGTTACGCAGCGCAGCAAGAACAATCCTGCCAATGTTAGAATCCGAAGCAGGTGAGTTAAAAAAAAATTAGATTCTGCAAAACGATTACTTGAAACGGATGAGTTTGCGCGTCAAAATGCACTCATCCGTTTTTATTACCAACAAGACCCAAATGCAATGAATGATGAGCAATGGAGTGAAGCTATTGAAAGCATTATGTGGGTGTTAAAGTTTAACGGTACAATTCAAGACAAGAAAAATGGCAAATAATAGTGTTGAATATATTTTAAGCCTCAAAGATAAGTTTAGCAGTGGCATTAAAAGTGCTACTTCTAATACTGAAAAGTTGAATGGTGCAGTAAACCAAGCGCAAAGAAGCATTAGTGGGTTAGGTGGTGCTTTGGGTATTGGTTTAGGTGCTGCTGGTATTGTTTCATTTGGTCGCGAGGTTGTAAAAAGTTTAGTAAATTACGAATATTTTTCGTCATCATTAAGAACATTAATGCATGGCGATGCGCAAGCGGCTAAAGCATTAGAAAATCAGTTAGTTGAAACTGCCAAAACAACACCATTTAGTTTAGTTGAGGTTCAGGATGCCACAAAGCAACTTTTAGCCTATGGATTCAGCGCAGGAAAAGTAGTTGAAAATATTCGTATGTTAGGCGATGTTGCAAGTGCGCTAAAGATACCATTTGGCGATATTGCTTACTTATACGGAACGCTTAAAACGCAAGGTAGAGCGTTTGCAAAAGACATCTATCAGTTTACAGGTCGTGGTATTCCAATTGTTAAAGAATTAGCAAAACAGTTTGGTGTTGCTGATAGTGAAGTAATGACACTTGTTACTGATGGCAAAGTAGGCTTTAAAGAAATTGAAAAAGCATTTCAATCAATGACTGCGGAGGGTGGAATGTTTTTTAATATGATGGCTGAACAAACCAAAACAACAGGCGGTCAGTTAAGTATGTTAGGTGATAGCTATGAGCAGTTAAAAGTTAATATCGGTAAAAGCCAAACAGGTATAATTGCAAGCACTGTAAAGTGGGCAAATGAGTTTGTTTCTAAAATGTCAGATGCATTTGCACAAGGCAATATAATGGCCGAAAATTATGCTAAAAATGGAGCAGAACAATTTGGCAATTTCTTTTCATCGTGGCGAGATATGATGTATGAGTTTAGGACAGGCAAAGATGCTAAACTTATGATGTTGGATTATCAAAAGGAATTATATTCCGAATTTGTTACTACACCCGCAGCAACTTTAAATGAAGCAATAACAAACCAAACAGAATTAATAAATAGATTAACAAATTTAAGAAAAGATTATAATAAAGGATTAATAGATGAAACAGAATTTAGCAGAAAACGTGCTTCAATTTACGGAGCATTAGGTGAGGTTAAAGGTCAAATAGGCTTACTTAAAACCGCGCCATCAACAACAACCGCAGCAGCTATGGGTGGTCCAGCCGATTCCACAACCAAAGCTAAAGGTGGCACATCTACAAACGTAGTTGAAAGCAGAGGTGTGCAGAATTTCAATATACAAATTAAAGAGTTTGGATCGGTTACTTTGAACACAACAAATATAAAAGAGGGTGCAAATCAAATCAAAGAGCAAGTGGCCCAAGCACTGATTGAAGCAGTTAATGATTTTTCTTTAATGGCAACTAAATAAAATTCGATGTCAATACAATTTAACATACCCCAACCGTTAGCAAAGGTAAATACAAGAACATTAGCAAAGGGCTATGGGCTGCCCATAGTGCAACGTGCAATAATAGCTGCTAATAACTTAAACATTGTAACAGATAAGCCCGATGCAACTTCGTTGTTAGGCACACCTGTTTATGGAACATTGTTTATTGAAAAGCCTGAATATACAACATTTGAATACAATGAGTTTACGAACGAATACGTTGAAACACCAAACTTTTTAGCAGGCAATAAAGTAAAAGGTTCTATTAGAATAGCACCGGGTATTAATACGGCAGGCACAGATGGTTTATTCCTTAACGGTGTTATCATTGATGCAACAGTAAACAAAACAATTATCAAAACCGAAATTATTGATTATAAGGGAACGGTCAAAGAGTATATTGGCGAAAGTGATATGTCAATAACCATACGCGGATATGTGGCAACGCAAAACCCCGACCAATACCCCGATGACGATGCAAGATTGATTAAAAGCTATGCAAGTGCGCCAGTGCCTTTAAAAGTTGTAAATTCGTTTCTTAATGACATTTTAGGAGTAAATCAAATCGTTGTTGAAAGTTGCCAATTATCGCAACAACAAGGACTTCGCAATGTGCAATACTTTCAATGGACTTGCGTGAGTGATATAGATTTTACAATTTCTAAAACAACTAAAGATGTTTAGAATTGTTTGCCGAGTGATAGTTGAACAACAAGGTGATGGGCGCAGTGATACGTTCACATTTTCTGCGGTAAACAAAGTTACTGTTTCGCGTTCATTCGACAAGCAAACACAAACGGCATCAGTAACATTACCGAGAAATGTAACGTACGATAAAAAAAACATTTATGAGGGTGCAAATGCACTTATGCGCAGAGGCGATAAGATTAAAATTATTGCGGCTTATTACCCAAACGAAACCGTAATATTCACAGGATACATTTCAAAGATTAACAACAACGTGCCGATTGAAATATTGTGCGAGGATGAAATGTTTTTATTGAAGCAGGCTATTGCACCAAACCTATCATACAAAAGCGTTGATTTAAACACTTTTATCGGTAAGATGTTGACTAATACCAATGTGCCTTACAAAGTTGATTTAACCGCACAATTAGGGCAAATTAGACTACAAGAAGTAAGTGTTGGTAAAGTGCTGCAAGTGTTACGCGACCAATACGGTTTATTTTCGTTTTTCGTTAATGGTGTGCTTCGTGTTGGATTGCCGTTTTATAAAGATGAAGCTATGAAAGCGGTTTTCTTATTTGAAAAAATGGTTAAAGAGGGCATGGGTTTAACCTACTTAAAAAAGGATGACGTTAAAGTTTTGGTCAAAGGTATATTAGTAAACAATGGAGTATTTGAGGAGCCTGTAATCTATCCAAAAGGAGCAACAGATGGCGATGTTAGAACGGTGTTTCAGTTAGGTGGCACAAAGGCAGATTTAGATGCTAAATGTAATTCGTTTTTAGAGCAGTCTAATTACACTGGTTATTATGGCAACTTTAAAACATTTTTAGAGCCGTTAGTTGTGCCGGGTGATTATGCAGTGATTGATAGTTGGAAGTACCCCGAGCGTAAAGGCAAATACTTAATAAAATCAGTTATAACAGAAGTAAGCACATCGGAGGGCGGTAAACAGACAATCGAATTAGAACGTAGAATAGCATAATATGAGCGTACAAGTAACGGATATAAGACAAGCAATTCAAT